GCTACTGGTGTTGTACCTACTGTCAGAGCAGAAGTTATGAAAATGATGCCACAGATAGCTGATGTAACAAAAGGTGCAGTAGCAGAAGCAGCAGTACGTGGTGGTAATTTTAGGAGAGCATTACAAGGTGGCTAAATTAATTACAATGCCTACAACACCAAACTTTGTTACAAGCAACTTTTCGCTTATAAGAACAGTAGGAACAACAGTATCACCCTTTACAGGTAAAACAAAAACACAAGAGTTTGATGGTGTAAGTTGGAATGCAGAAGTTTCATTACCACCTATGCGTAGAGATGTTGCTTTAAATTGGCAATCATTTTTATTAGAGCTTAACGGTCCAGTAAATACTTTTAAGTTTACTGACCCTGATGCGTTATCTAATTTAGGTACATATTCAACATCTTTTCTAACAAGCGAATTAAGAACTAACAATACAAGCGTAACCCTTTCATTTAATAGTAATGGAACACTTACAGCAGGTGCTTCTACATTTAGTAGCACAAAGGTTGGAGACTTTATTGTTGTTACAGGTGCAACAAATGAAGAAAATAATGGCACTTTTAAAGTTACGACAGTTACCAGTAATACAGTAGTTGTTACAGATGGTAGCTTTACAACAGAAAGTTCTACAGCTAGTTGCAAAGTAAGAACTAATGTAAAGGGTGCTACAGGTTTATGTTTACGAGCATCAGCAAGTGGTGCTAGTGGTACTATAAAAAAAGGAGACTATCTTCAGATACAATCATCTGCAAGTAGTACAGGAACACCTGCACAGCTTGTTATGGTCACAGAAGATGCTACAGCTATATCAGATAGTGGTAATGATTTTTATGCAGTTAAAACAGAACCTAAATTAAGGTCTGATTTAGCTAGTGGTCATTATGTTGTATTTACAAACCCTAAAGGTAATTTTAGATTAACTTCTAATGAGGTAAGTTGGTCAGCAGATAGAATATCAAACTATGGTATAAGCTTTTCGTGTACTGAGGTAATTTAGATGGCAACAAGACAGGGATTAGATAGTTCTATTGTCAATCGTCTAGGTGCAGATGAACAAGCTATGTTCCTTGCAATTAAAGCAGAATTTGATTCAGGTACAGTAAGACTATGGACTGGTATTGATGATTTAACTATAAGTAGTGAATCTTATACTGGTGCTGGTGAGTTACTATCTATTGGTAATGTTGAAGAAAGTACTGATTTAAAATCAGCAGGTTTGACTGTAGGAATATCAGGTATGGACACTACAGTTCTAAATCTTGCACTCACAGAAAACTACCAAAATAGATTTATAACTTTGTTTCTTGGTTATTTAATGGGTGGTACTAACGAAGTAGCTGGTACGCTTGTTTTATTTAAAGGTAGAATGACAACTCTTTCTGTAACAGACACACCACAAGGTTCTAATATTTCAATAAATGCTGAGAATAGACTAATTGATTTGGATAGACCATCTAACTTTAGATACACAAAAGAGTCACAGAACTTTTTACACTCAGGAGATACAGGATTTAACAGAGTAGCATCACTACAAGATAAAGAAATAATATGGGGTAAACAATCTGACACTGTTGGTGGAGGAACAACTGGCGGCGGTGGTGGCGGTGGTGGTGGTGGTGGTGGTGGAAATGGTGGTGGGATAGTACCACCAACACAGCAAAGATGAAAAAAGTTATAGATTGGGAAATTAAATTTAACATGTTTATAGACACACATAAAAACAAACCTTTTTCTTGGGGTTCTTGGGATTGCTGTAAATTTTCAAATGCACTTATAAAAGAAATTACAGAAGAAGATTTAATACCTAAATCTCTTAAATGGAAAGATGAAAAAACCGCTATGAAAGCTATAAAAAAATATGGGGGTGATTTATTAAACAGTATTAAAAAAGCTTGTATATCTAAAAAAGTAAATCAAATAAATCCAGCTTTTATGAGTAAAGGTGATTTAGTTGTATATAAAGAAGAATCACAATTAGTTGGTATATGTGATGGTATGTACATCTTAACACCAACAGATGATTGTATAGGTGTAAAAACAAATGTAGATGTGCTTGGAGTGTGGCGTATAGATGGCTAAACAAATTAAATCAGCAGTTGTTGCAGCATTGGTTGTATTTATTGGTGCTGGTGCTGTTATAGGTTTTGGAACAGGGGGTGCTGTGTTTGGAACTGCTGCTTTTGCAGGTACAGCACTTGGAATGAGTCTTATTACATTTGGAACAACACTTCTAGGTGGTCTTATTGGAAAAATGACATCTAAAGGAATTGATGCTAGTGCTGGTAATTTTGGCACTAAGTTCGCAACAAGAGAAGCGATAGCACCAAGACAACTTATATATGGACAAGCAAGAGTAGGTGGAACAATTGTTCACATGGAAACATCAGGCACAGATAACTTTTTACTACACATGGTAATTGCAATAGCTGGTCACGAAATAGAAGAATTAACTAAAGTTAGACTTAATGATAACGATTTAACCACAACAACTAGCACAATAAGTGGTTCTACTGTGCATACAGTTACAAATTCTGATTACACAAATACAGATAATGACAATAACTTTGGTAGTGGTAGATTAATAAGATTTACAGTACAAGATGGAAGTCAAACTGCTGTAGATGGATTCATGGATGCACAACTTTCCTCTATGGGAAATACTGATAAATTTTTAGGTGTGGCTTATGTGTATATGCAAATGGTGTTTGATGCTGAAGCTTTTGGTGGTGGAATCCCAGCTACATCATTTTTAGTCAAAGGTAAAAAATGTTTTGACCCTAGAACCAATAATACTGTGTTTACACAAAATCCAGCATTACATATTAGAGATTACCTTACAAACACAGAGTATGGAATAAGAGCAACTTCTTCTGAAATTAATGACACAACTAATGCAGGTGGTTTTGCAAGTGCTGCTAATACTTGTGACCAAAATGTTACTTTAGCAGATGGTTCATCTACAGAAACAAGATATACAGCAAATGGATTTACAAATTTTAGTGCTAATGGTAATGGAGTCATAGAAAGTCTTTTAAGTGCGATGGCAGGTAAAATGTCTTATGTTAATGGTAAATTCAATGTATTTGCAGGTGCAACACAAACACCCTCTTTGACAATCACAGATGATGATTTATTAGATGCTGTGCAAGTACAAACAAATCCTAATGCTGGTAATTTATTCAATGCTGTCAAACCAATATATGTAGACTCAACACAAAACTATGTAGCAGCAGATGCACAAGTTTATCAAGATACTTCTTTTTTAAATGCTGACACACCAAGTGGAGAATCAACAGCTAATTATAAAAAGCAAATGGAAGTTCAGTTGCCTTTTACAGTTACAGACACAATGGCTCAAAGATTAGGTAGAATTGCGTTAAAAAGTCAAAGACAAACAACATCAATAAGTTTATTAACAAGTCTGAAATTTATGAGATTGCAACCTAATGATTGGGTTTATGTAACAAATACTAGATTGGATTATTCACAAAAAGTCTTTGAAGTTATATCTACTAATATGGAAGTTATTGCAGATGATGATGTTCCTATTTTAGCAACAAGATTAGAACTTAAAGAAGTAGCATCAAGCGTATTTGATTTTGTAACAAACGATTATACAACAGGACAATCAGAAGGAAGTGATGTAGGAACTGGTGACTATAGTGTTACAGCACCTAGTAATCTTGCTTTAGCACAACAAACAAATAAAGATGGAGTAACAACAAAAGTAGATATAAAAGCTACTTGGACAAATAACTCTAGTGATAAGGTTACGCTTACTGAGGTGGCGTATAAGCTATCAACAGATAGTGGTTATACCTCAGACTTTACAGTAGGAAAAGGTGTTGCTGTAGCTCTCTTACCTAATGTTGTAGTAGGAAAAACTTATAACGTAAAAGCAAGACATATAGATGTTAATGGTGTTGCAAGTGCTTATACTAGCCAAGTTAACATAACAATAGCTGCACCAAGTGATGCACCAGCTGTACCTACAAGTTTATCTGCATCTACAGGTAAACCTTTTAATATTGTTGTTTCTTGGACTAACTCTACAAGTGCTGATTTAAAAGCTACAAAAATTTATAGAAGAACAGCAAATACTACACCAACAGATGATACACATTTAGTTGATACTATTTATGGTCAAAATGGCAAAAAAACTTCTGTTGTTTTTGGTGTACAAGATGGTTTAACAGCAGGTACAACTTATTACTTTTGGGTAAGGTCAGTAAATCACTCTGATGTTCATTCTGCTTTTGTTGGTAGTGCTTCAGGTAACTTTACTAATGTAGATGTAGGAGATGTAGTAGATGGTGCTATTACAAGTGTAAAAATAGCACAAGATGCTGTTACTAATGCAAAAATAGCAGTTGATGCTATACAAGGTGATGTAATAGCTGCCAGTGCAATCACAACCACAAAAATTAGTGATGATGCCATTACAACTGCAAAAATAGCTGCAAATCAAGTTACAGCAAGTGAAATAGCTGCAGGAACAATCACAGCCACACAAATATCTGCTAACACAATAACTGCATCTGAAATGGCAGCTAATTCTGTCACAGCAACTGAAATTAATGTAAGTAATCTTTCAGCTATATCTGCCAATATGGGTTCTATTACAGCAGGAAGCATGAACATAGGTTCAGGTGCTTTTACTGTATCT